TCTGTGCCAATTGACACAGTTCCGCGCTCCATTTTTGGAGTCACACCCCGCTGGGTCATGTAGTGGAGAGTAGACTTGAGATGGTCGCGCTCCTCGTCGATGCGTCCCTTGGTCTGCTTGGCCAGTTTCTTGTAACCCCAGGCGCGCTGAAGGGAGTGGTGAGCCTGCATCTGGGCGATGTGGGCGGACTTGTCGGCGACCATTTTGTGGAGACCGGATTCGAGACCAGTAGAGGCGAGTTTCATGATCGATATACCTTAATTTCTTCTGAAGGTAAAGGACTTGGATAAGTAGTCATGCCAGTCTTGCCGCAAATATATGTGAAAGTGTACCGATAATCCCTATGACCGATATTTTCCGGGAACGGCTTGGCCAGCTTGTGATAATAGACCCAGTGCCAAGCTTGCTCCAATTGGTCATGCACGAACTGCCAGAATCGTTTCTTCATTTTCGGTTTAACTCCTGGTTGATGGCCATTTTGCGGAGGTCGGCAAGGGGCATGGCATAGGGGTCGGGGTTGCCGGAGCCGATCTCGGGGTTGTTACTGCGGATCATCGGGGGAGGACTGTTCCGGCTAGCCTGCTGCATGTTGTTGGCCCAAGCGGAGTTGACGGCTTCGGCGGAGAGTGGTTCGTAACCCTGCTTAGGGTCGCGGCGGTGGCGGTCCAGGGCTTCAAGATGAGCGAAGTGGAGGTTGTCCGCGGTCATCTCAGTCCAGCCCTTTTCGTCGAAGATCTTACCGATCAGGTCGTTGGCTTCGGGAGTGGCCGGGTACTCCGGGTGAGTGGTAAAGAATTGCTGAAGGGCTGAGTTCTTGGAGACCTCTTCGGTGGAAGATTTCACCCGGGCCAGTTCCGCCTTGTACTCTTCCCCGGAGTTATAACCGAGGGCCTTGGCGGTCTGGTTAAGGAGCCATTCCTGGGTGGCTTTCTCGTTGGGATCGACCGGTTGCTGGGCAGCTGGAGGCGGTGGAGTACCGACCGTTTCCGCCTTCTGTTTCCACTCCTGACCCCAGCGCTTGGTGTTTACGTGGGCCTCGGCCATCTTCTGGGTTACTTCTAGCGGGTCTCCTTCGAAGATCTCGCCCGTTTCGAGCTTCGCACTAATTCGACCATCCGGCAACTTCGTCACTTCGTTCGGCATTTTCTTCTTCTCCCCTGGGAACGCCAGGTTGCTGCTTGGCTTCCTCTATCAGCATCTTACGTTCAAACTCACATTCGTCAATGTATTTTTCTACACCCCGGAGCATGGCTACCCGTTGCTGCCAGCGCATTTGAAGGGCGGCCTTGATGGAATCGGAGGCGTAGACGGCGCCGACCATGTCTTCCTGGGCTTCAGCAACAAAGGCTTTCATCTGGGCGAGAATACGGTGCCAGCCGGAGGTGTTGACGGTGCGGCAGACCTCTCGGACTTCGGCGAGATGATCGAGTTCGGATTGAGTAAGCGGGTTAGTCACTGACCGCCTCCGCTCTGAGGAGTCGGCGCTACCGCCATCTTATCCAGTTGACCGAGACTTGTACCCGCGTATTCATCGAGGAGGGCATGAGCAGCCTGCGGGGTCATGAGCTTGGATAAAAGTTCCTTGATCAGAGTTGTCTCATCTCGCTCCTCGGCGATAGACTTGAGATTGTCCAGACGGTCTTTCTGTTCCTGGCGCTTCATCATCGCCGGCATCATCTTCTGCTGCATAAGGTCCTGTTGTTCCTGTGGCGTCATCTGGACCCACAAAGCCATCGGAGCCAGGCCGAAGGTATCGTTGATCAGGCGCTGGATCTGGGAGAAGTCGAGACGCATACCCTGCTGGTTGGCGATGCTGTCTACTTCTGGATTCAAGATGCTTTGAAGCAAGAGACCGATTCCGCCCTGAGCCAGAGCTGCCTTAACTTTCAGCTTACTGCTGGCATTCATCCGGAACCGGACAGAGGTGTTCATGACCTCAACTGGATCGACCTGAATGAACTGGCCCTCGGAACCGAGGACTTGCTGCATCTCGTCTACGGGTAGAAAGATCTGGTTGAGGGCGTGGATGATATTCAAAGCTGGGACAAGGAACTGATCTTCAGCGTTTTCCACGTGGTATTGAATTCGTTGTCCACTGGCATTGGCTTGGGTGGAGACCCCTGTAGCACTACGGTTCGCAGAATTTCCACCAGAGGAAGGCGACCCCAGCACTGCCAAATCGGTGACTCCGGTCTTTTTTTGGACTCTTCTTTCAAGGGCATCTACCTCGATGTAGGCGTCGTTGGTTACTGGTTTATTGTCCATCCACTTGATATCGTCTTGCGGAGACTCTACTTTCCAGACAACACCGGGGCGGAGGCGCTGCTGTGAAGCGGAAAAGGCCCGTCCCTCTTTCATGATCAGGGGACGATGGATCATGAGATTTAACTCATCGATCCGGGCGTTGATAATGGCCTCTGCCAGCTTCTGATCGCCTTCTACCAGGTCGCAGATGGACAGTCCGGCGAAACGGCCCGGGACGTCGACGTAGAAGGCGTTCAGAAACGGCAGTATGCCGAATTGGTTGAACTGGTTGTAGGCGACCCACTGGCGGCCGAGGAGCCAGACGTGGTGGCCGGGTTGCCAGTAGCGGATGACCTCAACTCGGGCTAGAGCGGGGTCCATGGAGTAATCAAGGGAGGGCTGATAGGTCATCCCCCGGAAGGCTTCCTGATTCATCTTGGAGGTGTCGCCCTGGGTCATGGACTTGATCTGGGCGAGTTTCAAGAGAGCGGGAGCATCCGGGAGGTTAAAACCGTCTACGCCCCGGTACTGGAGAAGTTGATTCACTGTCAGAAGATGACGGGTGGCACAGAAGGAACCGTCGTTGATGTTGTGAGAGTTGCAGTTCGGATCCCAGTAGAAGTCCCGGATGTCAATGTTGCCGAGTTGGGGACGGACAACGTGGTCCACGATCTGGTTACGAGAGATCACATTTCTGAACTGACCGGTAGGTATGTCCTGATTCTCCCCGGTGAGAGGGTTGCTTATCGTCTGCCGGATCGGAACCTGCTGACGGGTAAAGTGGTTGCGGGTAATGAATTTGTCGAGGACTCCAAACTCCACGATGCCGTTCCCGTAGATGTAAGACTGCTTATAGGCCCTCCGGCTAATCTCCCGTAACGTGAGGTATCGTCCCTGATCTCCGAGGTCCTGGAGTTGCCAGGAGATGAGGTCACGGACGGCTTGGGCGGACTGAACACTTGAGCCGGGTTCTGGTTCAACGTCGAATGGGAGTCGATTATTGTCTGGGAAGAGAGCGAGCACCACATTTGGTAAAAGAGCTTCAATCTGTTCCAGAGCGAGAAAGATTCCAACAGAGCTTCTAGGGATCTTTGTACCTTCCCACGTCTTGCGCTGTGTCCATGCCAGATAAAGCTGATCCGATACCCGGAATCGCCAGTCATGGTTAATGGTTCTGTAGCCTTCTGCCTTCTTGAAGTCTCCGAGGGAGATTTGAGCGGCATAGGTATCACTCCATTTTTCGGATGGAAGTTTGGGATTCTCGCGTTCTTCAGTGGTCAGCGTGGGGAGACCCGGACCTTGAGGTAGGTTGGTCGGGGCGTTCGTGGCCGGAGTGGCGGCCATTGAGAAGTTGGTTAGTGATCCGGATGCATCGTTGTCGGGCATTTCACCAACCTGTTAACTGATCCACTGTACCACTTTCCTCTTGGTCTTTATTGCCCATGATTCTGTCCATCAGGTTCTTGAGATCGGGATTGAAGTTGGGGACGGTGAAGGACCCGTCCGGAAGTTTTACCGGAGCGCCCCGGCCGATCATGTTCGGTTTCTCCATTGGCGTGACATCGGACGTCACTCCTCCCTCTCGGTTCTGCATTGCATCGGCTATCGTGTCCAAAACATCGTCGTGGGCGTACTTGGGGAAGCGCATGATCTCGTTGATGATGGCTAGTTTATTGGGTTGATTGTCGGCGAACTTGATGGAACCGTTGGCAAACCAGGGTTGGAGACCCTTGATGCGTTGCTGCTTACTTGTTCGGTTATCGCGGCGGATCTCGACTATAGGCAGCCACTTTCCACGCTTCGCCATCTCTCGTTTAAGAAACGGTAACAGCACTCTTGCGTGGGCCTCTTTCTCCACCTTGATGTCCACGATACGAGGGTGAATCGAAGTGAGCTTGAACAGTAGGTCGATAACTTCAAAGGGGGTATAGCGGCCCCGCAAGATGGACAGGATGTACAGGGTGCCATCGTGTCCAAATCCGTGCAGGTTGATAACCGAGTAATCGTTGTCCGCAAGCTTATTGGTGCTTGGTTCCATCCCTGCAAGATCGACAGTTGCATGGAGGTTGAGGTAGGCATAGACCTCCTTGATGATCTTCGGTGGTACCCAGACGATCTGGTCCTGGGACTCGACCAGGCCGGCCTTGTCCGGGATCGGGTTCATCAGATACTGGGAAGAGAGAACGGACCAGCCCTGAAGCGGATCTTCGGCAATAGCTAGGAGTCCTTCGGGCGGCAACCGACTTGGCCAGAGGACTTTACAGTGTTTGTAGACCGGGTGAGGCTTGGGAAGATCGCAGTCGGCCTTGCAGTCTTCCTTGTTTAATTCCCCTTCAAGGATGGCCGACTGCTTGTAGATGTGGTAGGTCTTAACCTCTTTCTTGGCTTCTTCGTCAAGGACAGTAGCATAAGCATCTGAGAAGTCATACGTCGTGCCAACCAGATACCACCAGCCCCGCTGGTAACCAACGGGTCGGGTATCGGAATTCGGCGCTGTTTCGAGTAGCGGCCAGAGCATACCCAGATGTTGCTTGACGGTCTGAATCTGTTCCGGGGTTCTGACATTTTCCTTGTCCACTACATCGTCGTTGTCGATTACGTCGTAGTGCTTTGATGCAACCACAGCGCCGACCGAAACTGTTCCAACCGTGGGTTCCTTAGCATTAGGTCTGCGACAGTTTGGTACCGTAAATTCGTCCTGATTCCCGAAGTCTTTCGCCGTTTTTGCAGGAGGGCAGTACTCCGGGAAGAGCCAGCGGAACATGTCGTTGAACTGGAAGTGCTGCTTGATTTCCTTGAGGAAGCCATGGACTTGGTCTCCGGTGCCGGAACTTAGGAGTATCCGGATATTCGGGTAATTCAGGATCCACTGTATCATGTGGCCCATCATTATCGTGCTCTTGAGATGGCCGCGGGGCATGAGGATGAGGGTCCGTCTTGTCGCAGAGGGAGTTTCGAGATCCCAGAAGTTGGGGACCACCGGTTCGTAGCCCTCAATGATTTCCTTGAAGGTGCCTGGGGAGAGACCGCCGGGAACGAAACGCTGATGAGTCCAGTCGCGGCCTCCCTTGAACTTCTGGAGGGATAGGATCATTCCTCTATGAACCGAGGCCTGTACATCCTTGTAACCGAGAACATTGTTGCAGAGGAAGAGCAGGCTGGTACGGGCCCGCTGGCGCTGATTGCGCCAGTCTTCGAGGGTGATTGTCTCTGCCATCAGTTGCCCACGCAGATAAAGCTGATTACGTCAGTACCGGTTCCGGTAAGGGCAAAGGCAGAGCCGGAGCTTGGATTGAATCTCACGGCTGCGATTGCGGTCTCGTCGGTTCCGGAACACTCGTAAGAAGTAGAGGACGTGAACACGCTAGAGCCAGTCAGCGTCACCGAGCAGCTTGTTCCAAGCGTGCAGTGATCCCGCACGATATGCACGGTGGTCTGTTGTGTGCCTCCTGAGTTGTAAGTAGTTGGCACCGTGGTTAGATTGGCTACCGGAGTCGTGCTGGCGATTGAGAAAGGAGCGGTTCCGGTAGCAAGTGTAGAAGTAAATTGGCTGCCGGTTGTGATTGGCCCCGCGACCGACATCGTGTCGCTTGCGCCCAAGCTCTTGAACGCGAACTTGTTTGTAATCCCTGTGTGCGTTGATAGGTCTTCTACATATACCCCGTCAGCCTCAGTAATAAGCGTATTAGCAGTCGGAGCAGCGACCCACAGGCCACGGGCGAATGGCATAGGAGTGCCCGTCACCACTGGAAATAGTGAGCGGAATCCAACGAAATTACCGCCGCGTATGCCATTGGCAGTCTGCACGAAGGCGTCAAAGCCGATGAACTTCATCGACGTGGAGTTACTGAAGGCTGACAGGTTACTCCTGAATCCAGTGGCCTCATTAACAAATGTTGCGGTGTTAACGATTGGCTCCGCCGTGAATACGCTAAAACTTGGGGTGTTGACGGCGTGAGGACTGCTGACGATTAAATGACCCTCGGTTCCGATAGAAGTTCCACCTTCTCCGAACTGAAAACATGCTCCAGGTGAATCTGCGATATTGATATCTCCGCAGCTGATTAGTACTTCACTCGTAACGCTGCCGGATTCTATTTCAGACCTCCACAAACTGAATCCCATTCCTGCCATCGTAAATCCCCACTGATTTGCGATGGATGTAAGGGTAAATTGAGTAGGTGACTTGCCAATAAGGACAGAGTTTGTCGCTCCAGACGATAACTGAATGATGGAGTTTTCAATCAGCGCTCTTCCACCATTACCAAAGAAGATATTGCCATTAAGAAGAGTATTATTACTTAAACTGTTCCGGGCGTGATTGATAGTTAGCGTAGAATCCAATGGGCCTTCAGTTTCGATATCACGTAAATCACTTTCAGCCTCCATGTAGGCGAGTTCTGCCGACTCGCTGATATCGTTGATGCAGGCCAGCACGTCGTTGGCGGACCCCCCGAAATGGGAAGCCGAGAAAGAACCGGTACGAGCATTAAGCCCACATGCGCATTGCGTAAAAGAGTCGCGCTCAAGTGTATTGTGTTTGGCGTTCACATCTCCAATGTGGATGCCTTCTCCCAATGCACCGCCGACATGGATGCGGGCACCTGTCTGATTGGATGTGGCGTTGGCGTTCATTGTCAAAGTGTGGTCATTGGTGATAGACAGAATTGTGGTATCCACGATGCCGCTGTCCACTGTCGCTACAGGAGCATAACTGACGCGGATGCGCTGGCCGGGAGTGGCATTGCTGGTAAAGGTGCAACTAGCACAGGTCAGCGTTGGGCTGCCAGAGGTGAGTACCCCATCTGGCGTTGCTGAGTTGATACGCAGCGCCGACGTTTGCGAGCAGAAGAAGTCGTTATCGGTGATTACGTCTTTTTCACCGTTGGCGGTGGTAGAAAGAGCGACCGCTTGGAAGTTGGCGTTGTTTATGCTGTTTGTGAATGTGTTGTACCGGACCACAGCCTCGGTGCTGATGTAACTTCCCGTTCCGGTGCTAAATTGAATGTAGTAAGCGATACTGTTAGATGGATTAGAAAATGCAAAACCTTCAATCGTTGGAGCCTGCTGCTGAATCAGGTTCCACATGCCGCCGCTGGTTCCGGTCCAGATCATTTGCGGCTTGCCGGAGTTCCCGGCACCATTCTGGGCGCGCGCGACAGAGCGCATCGCAAATCCGCTATTGCTGGGAACGTTGATGGTCGCGCCTATCTTTACAGCACAAGTCGCCGGGAAAGTGATAACTGTGTTCGGCGCCATTGAGTTGACGAAACTTTGCAGAATAGGTTGACTATCGGTAACTCCAGCGCAATCAACTCCTATGTCCCGCGCATCAAATGTTAGTTTGGTCTGATCCGCGTGACCAGTTCCTGTTCCCACTACTTGTGTTCCAAGGGCTCCTGATCCGCCGATTGCGCTTCCATTTCCGGGATTATTGGTGACACCTCCGCCACCGGGATTATTGGTTTGTTGAGCAATTGCGGTGATTGCAAGCAGCAGGATGAGAGCTAATCTTTTCATTCATCCTCGACTGTAGTAAACAGTGCCCGAGACCTGAACCGCTCCGGAAAGGTTGATGATGAAGGCGTTGCCTATAGACACGATAAAGTTGGCGGTGCCGTCGTAGGCGAATGACTGGGAACCTCCGGAAACGAGAGCGATGGGACCGGAGAGAGCGGTGGCTCCATCGAAGTACTGGATAGTCACAGCACCATTGGCGACCAGCCAGAGTTTCCATACCTTGTAGCCAACCCCGGCGGTAGCTGGTAGCACAGAGTTGTTCCCACTAGAAGAAATATTTATTGGCAGAGTGAGAAACGATTTTGATTCAATGGGCAATTTAATTAACCGAATCAATTACAAGCTGACGCTGAGTAGCCGAGTTACTAGCACTAGCTGCCGAGAAAGCAATTGAGACCTGCAGGAAATTCTGGGCTGTCGTGTCAATAGCAGAGGGCGTGCCTGTGACTGTGGTCGTGTTGGTATCATTAAAAAAAGAGTCTACGGAGGTATTGAGCGCTCCCAGGTCTATACCCATGATTCCATGCGATTCCCATGCTCCAGTAGCGCCGGCCGTCTGCGTTGTTACGTAAGCAGTTATATTCCAGGCGTTATTTGTGACAGTTCCGGGATTGGCGCTAGACGTGATATCGATTACGTCGGCTACGTTTCCGGAAGCGCATCCAGAAACGCTACAAATCTTGATTTCAAGGGTAATTGCAGCGGTGGAGGCAGCAGGCGTGGTGTAGACCCCTGCTGCGAAGATCCGTAACGTTCTACCAACCGTGTTTAGACAATTCGCCGGGAGCGTGAATGCCATCAAGTTCTGATCAGTGGTGACGTTTGCACTCACAGTGACTGGGGTAACGTTTACGACCGTACGACAGTTGGTAAACGCGCCTAATCCGCTCAGTTGAGTTCCGTTGTCAATGCTCATAACTCCAGTAGATACTGGGGAAATCATCGCGTACTTTCCGCCAGATATGGCTGAAGAACTAAATACTAATGCTCCGGTTCCTAGCACAACTAGGCCTGTATTTGTATCAGCCGTTGCAATAGGATTACCGGCAGAACATAAAACTGGCCCGTTACCAGCAGCAGATCGTGAAATACCCGTATTCACTGCGGAAGTAAACCCGTAAGCGGTATTGGCGCATGTTCCGTCAGGACTAAGAAGCACATTGCTTGATGTTACCCCGTTTGTGGACGTTCCCGCTATAGCCGGGGGCGTAAGGGTCGCTTTACCGCTAGTTGATCCATTTAGTCCTAGGACCCCTGAAGTACCAGAGACACCGAGGTCCAGCTCTGACGCTCCATTGGTAGTGATCCCGGTAGAAACCTTGGTGTCAGAAGTTCCATTGCCGAGGACTACCGCATTCAGGGTTAGATTTCCCCCTGTATTAGTAACTGTTCCAGATCCACTGCCGCCTTGATTTACGATCTGGCCCCAAAGCGTTCCAGGAAGGAGAATCAACCATAGCCACTTTTTCACGTCAGCCTCCTATGGTGTAGAACACCTGGCCGGTGATGGCGACCGCTCCGGATAGGTTGATGACCCAGTTACTTCCGGGGGAGGTCCAGGACCAGGGCATGCCGGTGTACTGGAAGGTAATGGAGCTGCCGTTGGCGGTGAGGATGTAGGCGCCGCTCTGGGCGGTGCCGGCGGTACCGTTCTTGAAGATGAAGTTGACGGCACCCGCGGCGGTAAAGGCCATTTGCCAGATAAAGATGGGCTGGCCGGTCACGCCGGTGATGATGGTATTGTCGCCGCTGGCGGAGGCGTTGACGACGGCGACATTAGCTTTCTGTATCTGGGACATAGTTATACCTTTGTATCCCGCTTGGGAATCTTTAGTTCCAACCGCGGTTCCGCATTGCCAGGCTCGGTTTCGTCCTGGGTAGCCAGCTCGTCCCGTAGCCAAGGATGAGAACCCATGGTCGCCACCGGAAGATTGTAGCCGTAGGCCTTCATCAGGTCGGAATGGGCATTGACACTGACTGTGGCCTGGCGGACTAGCTTCTTGGGATCGCCTTCTTTGTCGGAGGAGAACTGCTTACTCGGAGTCGGACTGGGGACCATGTCGGTACCGGGATAGGGACCGGTCTCCCCGGGCTTGCAGGTGGTGAACTCCCCGGAGATCGACTCCCGCTCGGTGGTCACGTAGGACTGGCCAGGTCCGGAGCACTTGATGTATTCAAAGGCCCGGTTGGGGTAGTAGAAGGGGTTGTCTTCGGACTCAGTACCCATGGGCTCAGACCCGGCTGACCGGTCGTAGACGTTCGGGTATTGGCCGGAGGTCGGCTGTTGACCTTGAGCCGTGACATTCTTGTCCCACCCGGGACTCATTTCTCGGTCAGTTTGCTTGTAGGACTGGTCGCCTTGCCCGAATCTGACGTCAGAAAATTCGTTTCCGGTCGGCATATACACTTTTCTCCCTTGATCCAGATTGTCCCGTCGTTGGGATAAAAGCTCATTTCAAGCAGGATCTTTGCTGCTTCTCTTACTTTCTCTGCTGTCAGATATTCATCCATACTTTTGCTTACTCGGATTAGCCCGCCTCGCCAGCGCAATCGCCCGTCCCAGTGCCGCCGGGTTCTTGGTCACGCGTTGCGTTCCCGAAACCCCCGGTCCGAACCCCTTTTTCCGCTTGGCGAGTGTTTGAGCCACGACTGACTGAGGTTTCGGGATCTGCTCAACGGGTGCAGAGGTCGGATCGGAGCTAGTCGGCTCGTTGAACCCTCCGGAAAGGGCACCGCCGAAAGGATTTGGGCTCACTTTTTCCCTTTCGCCAGCGCCGAACTCACCTTTTTACCGATTCCCTTGGTAGCCGCGAACTCGTGGAGCTGGGAATGGCTCATTTTTAGCACTCCTCGGTTCTTTTCATACACTTGCGAGGGATGATGCTCCGCAATCGCCATCAACTGCCGCTGTTTCGTCGACACGGCGGGCATAATTGGGTCCCTCTTGACACGGATAGTAGCATATGAGTCAAGTAACACGGTTGTTTTTTAATTCTGAGTCAATTGTGGGGTTACCCGCCTCTTTCCTCGGCCGGCGGGGTGAGGACAACGGGGGAACTGAGTAGGTACCGGGAAGGAATGCTGTATACTTATTAGTAACTATGAGCACAAGTTGATCAGGTTAGACAGGGGTAATCAGGTGGTAATAGTGGGACAGGTGGGATAGGGGTAGTGGTGGGATCAGATAGCGAATAGAAGACGAAAGACTTGACACGTTGGTTATAATGCAGTTGACCCGTGAAACACGCGTAAAGTGTTACAAATGCCAGTGATTACCTACCAACAATCTACCATATTACATCTTCAGTAATGGGAGCCGATAGGCGACCAATGGCAAATAGAGAGCAGATATTCGCGGAGAAGATAGCAGACGGCGGATCGATTAAGCAGTCAATGATCGATGCCGGTTATCCCGAAAGCCGTGCGAATAAGGGTTTGGCCGGCTGCTCGAAGAGGATGATACAGGCGGTTGCAGAAGAGGGAATAGAGCTGGCTGCGTTCGGTAAGTCGCTTAGCCTGGATACCCTGAAGTATATTGCCATCGGCCGACTAGCTGCGAATGCGATTGAAGGACGGGATGGCGGCGTGATGTCAGCTAAAACTCTTGGCAGCCATCGCGAACTAAACCTGTGGACACCAGAGTCTATGGCCGGAATTATTGTAATCACACCTCCGAATCAGGCTGTGCAAAACGCTGACAAGACGATAGACGCGGAAGAATCCAACCTGTAGTTAATCACAATAAGATAAGAAAATTACGATTATAATCAATGGTATACGTGTGTTCACGAAAATTACCCTTGACAGACTTACTCAAACTATGAGAAGGTTGTGGTGTCACGGAGGCAGATATGAAGCCATACAAGATCATCACCTACAAAGCCAAAGTAAACGGGATCGCATGGGCTGGATACAAGGCCAGCACAGAATACGACTTTGGTTGGACGAAGCCCACCTTTAAACAGATCATCGAGAAAGCAGGGGATTTCCAGCAAGTGACCCGAGTCGAATTGTTCTGCACGGAAACAATCGTTAGCCGAATGGAGGCGATATGAAACCAAGGATTGTGATCGTAATGGATGGAGGCTTGACGCGTGGACTGATTCGACACATCCTTGGGAACACAGCGGATGTAGAGATTGCCCTGATTGATTATGAAGTAGAGAGCGCTGATGAGGAAACGCTGATTGCTATTCCCCAAGAAGACAAGATTGGAGTGCCAGTGCCCACGTATGAACAAGCCTATTGTTGGACCATGAACGGGCCTGATGAGGTTAATCCTTCACGCGTGGATGAACTGTTCGCCACAATCGCAGGATCGGATAAACAGGCTGAGGACGAAATGGAAAGGGCGAGGAGATAGGGTTATGTCAGTCATTAAACGTCAACCAAGTTGCAAGTGCGGCAAGTATTTGGCCAATTTCGGCCGCAATCATGCGGACGGTTCAGAAGCCTGTGATAATCGTCCACTTATGCATCCCGAAGCTGCAAAAGACTTTGCTAACTGGGCAAATACCCGATGTCCAAGTTGTGGTGATGTTAAATCAGTGAGATATGAAAACATCGGCAATTGTATAGACGGATGGCACAAGAATTCCCACAATGCCCCGTAATGGCACAGAATCGGGTTTAGAGAGGCTTTTAGGGGTCCGGTGTAGTCTAGCCCTCCCCGCGGCTGATGTGAGCCCTACGGCCGTTTTATGCTGTCAGTGTGGCCGTGTGTCAGAAACGACACAGAATTGCCCGTATTGCGGGAGTCGGGCGGTATTGAATTTGTCACGCATCTTGGATAGACCCGGTACTGGCGGAACAAATGGGGTTCTATAACACCCCATTGTTCAGTTCCGCGCAATGGTACAACTTTTGTTCCGTTCCGATTTTAGTTCCGCTCTGTAAGTTATTCATTATTAGATAGTACTAATGAAGGCGGAACCATTTCCATTTGAGTTCCGTTTTTTGTTCCGTTTTTCTGAAAAAGTAGTTCCGGAACTTGTTCCGGCGCTTTTTATTCGCCTTACATAGCGGTCGGATACGTCGAATTGCAGAGCTATATCTGCGACTGAAAGCTGGGGATGTTCATAGACGAATTGCTTGAGTTCGGTAGTGTCCACGTCGCATTCCCATTGAAATCTCATGGACGTTTCCGATTGCTTGTTCAGGCGGATGCGAAATTTGCCATCTTGCCCCAGTTTAGAATCAAGAAAAACGCGGGAATAGCTACCTGAGTCTGAGTGGCATTTGTCGTAGTGCAGGATATTCGGGTAATTGGCGGCTTGGGTAATCGTGCCGGCCGCTCGCTTGAGTTTCTTGTCCTGGGGAGAGTGAGTGATAACAATCATGGGGCAGTATTCGAGCGACAAGCGAACAATCATGGCGTTGACGTCGTACATGTCAACCTGTTCTTTCCAGTCCCGACCGCCCAGAAGGCCTTGCAAAGTGGACAGAACGCACATTTCCGGCTTGTACAGGTCCAACTGCTTCTTGATGTCCTCTTCAGCCTTGACCAAATCGAAGGCGCCAAGATGCCCGCGGTAGAATCCACCATCGCTGATTTCATCCGGGTTTATTCCTGAGCCATTAGCAATAAATACAACTCTCTGATCGAGCAGCCATGGTGGATCTTCAGTTTCAAGGAATAGGGTCTTGGTTACGTTCAGGGCTGGATAATGCCCCCAGATTGGCATTCCCAAAGCTGCCTCGATTGCTGCCTGAAGCCAACTGAAGGATTTCATGCCGTGGGGCTGAGAAGAAACTAGAGTGGGGCAATTCTTAGCTACCATGCCCTCGATAATCCATGGAGGGGTTGGCGGTGGTGGATTGGTGAGAATGTCCTTCAGGGATCGGAATGTCCAATTGTCGCTGATGCGGAAGGCGTTCATTGATTCGCCTCCACAACTGGAATTCCACGTTTTTCCTTAGACCAGACAATGGTCTTCCAGAAAAGATGGGAACACAGGAGGCACATCCAGTAACGCAGTGATTTTTCAGGATATTCAGCAATAATCTTGCATTGCAAGCCGGAGCATTCCGGACATTTCATAGACACCTTTCAAGGGGGGAGAACTGAGGAGGTGTCTGTTCCCCAGCCCTACCCCTGATTCATTGGCAGGAGCGTTGCACCCCTACGATTTCCATTCTACATCCCCTGTCAAGAGAATGTTGACCATTTAATTACTTATCAAAATAAGATAAAATAATGCTTGACAGGTTTTCGGGATGGGAGTAAGTTGGGTGCCGTAGTGAACGCGGAGCGTGAACAATGAAACGACATGGACAGAATTTAATCGACGCAATTCGGGAACTGGATGCTGCATTTGAGGTATGGGTATCCTCGCATAGGAATAATGAGAACGAGTTGAATAATAAGGTAGCCATGGCTCAGGCGTTGGGCAAGGTGAAGGGGCTGGCGTATATCTTTGAACAGGAAAACCGGCCGTTCTCTTCCTTTCAGCACAGCGAGCATTTGTATGGGACGGAGAATTCACAGGGATGATCGCTCGATTCACAATTCCCGGAAGCATTCAGGCCAAAGGCCGGCATCACACCGTCGCCCTCAAGCGATGTAGTTGCGGGAAGACGACGACTGCTTATCAGTGTCCGGGATGTGGCAATACGAGTCTGGTCTTCTTGTCCAATGTGAAGCTGGCGGACCAGCCTACGGAGAAGTATGAATCGTTTGTGAGTCTATGTGCAATGAATGCGGGAGTGGCGCAGAAGACATACACGGGAGTTGTTACATTGAAGGCGATATTCAGATTTCCGGTTCCGGCATCCAGAAAGAAATTAAAAGAAGGCGATTGGCATACTCAAAGACCTGATCTTGACAATTGTCTTAAGTCAATCCTTGATGGTCTTAACCGGGTGGCTTGGCACGACGACTCCCAGATTTCACAGATAAGTGGTGGTAAGGTCTGGACCAAGGGTGAGCCGGGAGTGGATGTCGAGATTGAGTACATGGATTTGACTGAGGCCGGGCTAGACCTTGGTCAAAGTACGGGGACTGCGTCCGCGAAACCTGACCAAGCGCGGTCCCCGTTTCAGGAGGATTTATGACGAGTAAAGAAATTGATCAAGAAGGAGTATGGGACCGGCAAGCTCGTGACACCGAGAACTTTCAGGCCATGATGCTGAAAGAGATAGCGTTTCAGTTGGCACAGTTGAATGAGAAGTTATCCTTAGCCGATCTAATGAATAGTGTAAAGGAGTGATTATGACCGAATATATCACCGACGAAACCATGAAACTTAGGCTGTTGCAGGTACTGAGAGAAGAGATTGAGAGGGTAGAGGCGGAGCTTCAAATCTGCCGCAACCTGGACTGTCAGCATCCGTTCTGTCCGGAGCATAGCCTGGAGAATTGAGGTAAGCCATGACCCGATCACTCGCCCAGTTCACCATGAGATGCCGGAAGTGCCATTACTTTTTTGATGTATATGAAGGCGATGATGAACTGGTGGTTTCCGAACTCTGTCCCGCCTGTCTTGTCCGTAAGCAGGCGGTAAAGCATGCTTCTATCTACTGGACACTGGTAGCGGTATGTGGAGTGTTTGTGTTTATTGTTACTAAGTATTTATCTTAGTCGAGTGAGGACCCGAAGGGTCCGTAGGGAGACGGAACAAGTGATCTATTTGGACAGTACCAGTATCGATACCTTTTTAACATGCCGCGAACAGTACCGGCAGCGGTACTTGGAGAATCGGGTACAGGCAGAGCCGAGTGTCCATCTCGCTTTTGGCCACGCTGTCCACACGGCGGTGGAATGGTGGCATAAGGGTGAGAGTTATAACCAAGTGCTGATGAGAGCGGCCGTGGAGATGGAGAAGGCGCAGAATGAGTTGGGAGGGTCATTAAGACCCGACCTTGAACTGAAGTGGCGGGAACTTGGGATGGCGCTGCCGGAATGCGTGGCGGCGTACTGTGATGGGGTGGAGCCGGACACGGAAGCATCGATTGAGTACGAATGGCAATATCTGTTCCTGGATTACCTCGACCTTCCACATGTAACGCTATGCGGGAAGATTGACCGATATTCCCAGTCCGGAAACCTGTTCGACGTCAAGACGGCGAGTGAGATCGGAAGGACGTGGAAGAGTGATTACCGGGCCACATTGTTGAGAACCTTTCAGTTTGGTCTCTACGACTGGTACTTGAGACAAAGAGATAGGGTTGGTCCTCCTTGGCCCCAAGCGGTCAAGGTGGAGTGCATCGTTAAGCCCTACCGAGGCAAGCCGGCTCGGTTGGAGGTATTCGACCTGCCGGAGATACTGGTCTACCGGAAGAGATTCGATCAGCAACTGGCCTGGGTGACAAGGGAGATTGCTGAGTATCGCGAAAAGTATGCGGGCGTGAAGCCGTGGCCAATGGCATCCTCCCAGATCTGTCAGGGGAAGTTTCAGGCGTGTCCGTATTTGCCGATCTGTAACGGCGGGGAGTCGCCGAAGATTTTAGAGCGGTACAAACAGAGAGAAGAACACTTACAGATAAGGATGAATGCACACAATGAACAATCTATTCAAGCAAAGTGAGTTAAGTCCTCCCGGGTCACCGAATCTGGAACAGGCAGCAATTTTAGAACCGTTGGCGCCGGGCCGGGAACAAACGATGACGGACAAAGGCACGGAAATGGGAGTGCGAAGCACGTACATGGAGAAGGCGGCCGTCCTGAAGTCGGAGATGGTCGCCAACTCTCAGGCCAAGCAGCTGGAGAAACTGAACCAGATAAGTGAACTGGACTGGAAGAAACTCCCACCCCCTATGCTGGCCAGTATGCTGGTACAGATACCGTTCAAGGGAAGCGGGACCGAACCGGATTACTTTCTGGCACCGGTGCAGGCCATGATCTTCGCCATGCGCTGCTTCGAGTTGGGACTGAGCCCGTTTTCGAATGAGGTATGGTTCAATCCCAAGAATAACAAGGTAAATGTATCTTTTGAGGGAAAATTAAAACTGGCTAGAATGGCTGGCTTGAATCTTTCTCCTCCAGTCCTTGAGAGAATCCCGGCTGAGAGAAATAAGCCGCTAGAGGCATATAAGTGCACCATTACTACGCCGACCGGAAAATGTGAATACACTGCGTCGTTGAAAGACTGGCAGGTAGCGAGTTCCCCGGTGTGGAAAACAAAACAGGAGCATATGCTTCAGTTGAGAGCTTCTGAGAAATGTTTGTCTTTCGTGATAGGGGCTGGAGCATCGGAACTTCCAGATGATAAGGACCTTCAAGCTGGGGAAGAAGCAGAGAGGGTTATGCCCAAGATTGAAGTGGTTGACTTTAGGGAGGCTAAGTGATCGACATAAACCAATGGATTAGAGATGGAAGACGCCGGGATCTGGGAAAAAAGATGGTCACTTGGCCAGTTCTTCCGCAAAGATTCTGGGATAAGGTCTCGGGAAATTCATCTGGTTGCTGGAACTGGACCGGGTGTAAGTGCCGCTCGTATGAAGCTTTTTATCCAAGATTTACGCTTGGAGGAACGTCCTTCCCGGCGCACAAGGTAATGTATCTGGTTACCTATGGAGATGTGCCAGAAGGAATGGAGATTCACCACGAGTGCCGAAATACAATCTGTGTAAATCCCAACCACCTGAGAATGGTAACTGGCCGGGAAAATAAGTTAATGAGTAATGGAGTTTCGGCGATCAATTACCGCAAGACTCATTGCATTCGAGGTCATGAACTGAGCGGGGATAACTTGATTCAGTACGATTCTCCGACGCAAAGAAAACGGGTTTGCCGAACTTGTCAGAAGATGTGGCAGGAGCGTGCAAATTGACCCCGATGGAGTATGTAGCTCGGGAGAAGTCGGATAAACGGGCGTCTGAGACCCGGCGCCAGGCCCGGATTGTGGCGGAGGAGATCATTGCCAGAAGGAAGAGATTCTTCCGGCAGGCCGCTTCTGACAATGAACTGATGGAATTAGCCAGACTTTATGCAACAAGAATACAAACAGGAGAATACAAATGAGCGCATCGTTTTATAGCACAATAGACACGAATTCACGGGAGAGAATCTCTCTCGCCCCTGGATCGTACGGAACTAGCAAACAGGCCGGCCTGAAGATTGTGGCCTATATCGAGAAAGCCAGCAAGAACGACCGGGCCGGGAACATGAGGCACTCATTCCTGGTATCAGCGACTCGCCCCAGCCGGGAGCAGTTGCAGTCCAATGGGAACGGTAAGGCATCCGCTGCCGGCGACCATCCACTCGATGCCCCTGACTTCGAGGGGACCGCATTCCTGAGCCTGACCTTGAGCGAACTCTGGCAGGCGCCTGAGTCGGTAGCGCTTGCCTTTACCGAGGCGTCCCGGAACAAGGCCGGAGAGATTCAGGCGGATTACGAGGCCAAGGCGCTGGCGAACGGTGATGTCACCGCCGAATCCATGCAGAAGGCCAGGATTCACTACCAGAAACTGGCCACTGATAAGGTGATTGCGGCGAATACTCCAGAAGACTCAATCGCTGAAGCGGTGAAGGCTCAATACCGCAAGGAACTGCAACAGGTCTCCATCAAGGTCGGTCAGTTCTTTCAGCTTCAGGACTGGAAGAATGGTGGGGACAAGGGGAAACGTAACCTGCAACTGAATCCGGTTGAGCTGGTCGGTGTCGAGTTCTCCGGCCGGGTCGAGAAGTCCAATGTGGGGGATCAGAGTGAAGTCACAGGGATCTGGTCACGGAGCTAATAATGAAGAAAAACGGAAACGGTAAACCGGACTACAGCCTGGGCGACTACATCGCCATCGAGTTGCTAAGAGTCTACGGCGGCCCCATGCGACTTAAGGCGATCTCGGCCAAGCTCCGGGGGCGGGGGGTTGAAGCCAAGGAGTCCAATATCATACGGGCGATGCTGGACGATCCGGAAAGATTCCGCCGGGATGGATACGGACTCTATAAACTCAACCCGGAGTTGGTCCGTGACTAAAACTACCGAGG